GAAGGTATTTGGAGTTCCTGAGCTTGAGGAATCCATGTCTGGGTTGCGGTATGTTCGTAGGACTTTGCCCTCCCATGTTGCGATCACTTTGAATTGTGATGATGTGCTTCGTCGTAATTTTGGTCGTGGTCGTAAAGAGTTTCAGGAGATTCGGGATAAACTTATCCTGATGTTGCGGCGTGCCAATATTGGTGCCGGACTTATTACTTGGGAAGCTTGTTGCGCTCTTTGGGAGCATCGGAAGTTAGTGCCGGAGGAAATTGGCGACATCGACTGGTCATTGACCGGCGAGACTCCAGAGCCTTATGCTAGCAGTTATAATGTTGAGGTTTTCCTTGACATCACTGAAGAACACGTTCAGTGCCAAATGCTTGCTGGAGACGCTGGTATGGAGGTGCTTAATGCACCGCGTCCTGTGATGGTGGTGACACCTGAGGAACGCGTTCAACCATTGCCCCAGCGGTCGTCTGGGCGTAGTATTGTTGATTTGTGCAAGCGTGCCAATCGATGGCGTGCTATTCGTCCAGGAATGAACGAGTTCCCATTGTCTCGAGTTTTCGATCCCCGCCCTACAGCGACAGGTGCATCACTTGGTGGACACATGTGTTATTGGAGCAGACTGTATGCAGTTTACTCTGGAGGCATGCGTTTTAAAGCTAAGTTAACTTCCGAGATTAATGTAGCTTACGTGCCCGAGATGCCCTTTGGTGCGGCCACACTTGGCCCTGCCATTTTTGGACCCAGCCTAACGCCTGGCTTGGGCCCTATTGGTACTTCTATTACCAGTAATTTTATCGATATTGAGTGTCCTTTCGAATCTCAATATCATTTGTGCAAAGTTCCACGAATTCCCACAGACTATACTAGCCTCACATCTTTTTGTGGGTGCTTAGTTCTTGAGAATGTCGCTTCTGACCCGGCGGCAACTTTGTACGTGTCTGGATCTGATAATATCAGGTTTGGCATGATTCGTGAGGTCCCCCGACTCGTTCCTTTTATTCCGGATGAGAAGGAGGATATTGAGATTGTTGAATCTCAAATGTTGCGTTCTGGAGTTTCGTTTCAGGATGCTGCTCAACCTGCGCTTTCTACTGCGCTTCGTGGCGTTCCTAACAAGATGAGGCAAGATGATTGTGGTGAACAAGGTATTTCCTTTGTTGACCTTGCTGCGCGCCCACAATTTGTGAGAAATTTTGTGTGGGACACTTCGAACAGTGTCGGTCAAATTCTCTATTCGGCACGAGTCCCTTGGGATTTGTTGGCTGGTGTAAACATTACACCATTCAAAGCGTTTATGTATTTTCAAGGAGATGTTGAAATTACAGTGCAAATGCAATCACAACCCTTTCAACAGGGTAAGTTGATATGCTATTTTGTTCCACTCGCCGAGCCTGCTGAAGTTGCATCTTTTATTGCGACTTCGCTTACATCTCAAACCGTCGGGATTAGTATTCAACTACCTGCCGGTGAACCTAGGGACGTTACTATACGCGTTCCTTTTGTGCATTTTCTGAAAAGATTGTCGTTCACTCGGTCCACAACACAGACCTTGGGAACTTTTGTGGTCTCCGTGTTCAATACTTTGAACGTCGGAGAATCAAC